ATGGCAAAAGCAGTTTATGTGGGCGTTGGCAGCAAAGCCCGCAAGATGAAAAAAGCCTACATCGGCATCGGCGGCACGGCCCGCAAGGTCAAGAAGATGTACATCGGTGTCGGAGGCAAGGCGAGGCTGTGCTACAGTGCAGAGCTGGAAAAGGTCGGAATGGCTGCGGCGCTGAGTGCTGCACGGGATGGTATGCGGGCCGCGACCGTCGGCAAATACGCTTTGTTTGCGGGTGGATATGGCAGGTCCATTTTTGGCTACAGCGTCATGAGTTCCGTGGATGCCTACAATACCTCCCTTACGAAGAGCACACCGACAGAGCTGAGCTGCACACGGTGCGGTCATGCGGCGGCATCTGTCGGCGGCTATGCGCTGTTTGCTGGCGGCGCATCGTCATATAATATACTAGGCTATTATGACCTCGTGAGCTCTGTGGATGCATACGATGCCTCTCTGACCCACAGTGCCGCCCACATAATAGGCGCCACAGCCGCGATCGGAGGTGCAGCCGTCGGAAACTACGCGCTGTTCGCAGGTGGGACGTTCTACGAGCAAATAAATGAAGATAACGTGACGAGCTATGTGCTGGCGTACGATTCCTCACTCACCTTCACGACAGCACCTTGGTTGAGTGTTGCACGAGCGAATGTGAAAGGCGCAAGTGTAGGCAATTACGCACTGTTCGCTGGCGGACAGACCACTGCTTTTTGTACGACAGTGGACGCCTACAATGCTTCGCTCACCCGCACCACCGCGACCGCTCTGAGCAGCGTGGAAAACAACAGCGCCGCTGCAACTGTCGGGAACCACGCAATATTTGTGGGCAAAACTGCCTCCGCAGACATCTACGATGCCTCCCTCACCAAAACGTCTGCCGCCATCCTGAGCACGGCGCGGACGGGTCTGGCTGCGACGACGGTCGGAGACTACGCCATCTTTTCAGGAGGTGGAGTGGCAGATTTCTGCGACGCATCTCTGACCCGGAGCAGCATCGGCACCAGCATGACGGGCGATGACATGGGTGCTGCGACCATCGGGGACTACGCTTTGTTTGCAGGCGGACATTCCGGTGACACCAATTACGATTCCGTCGAAGTCTACACCGCATAAAAGAAAAGGAGAAATCAAAATGGCACGATACAAAATTTACGACAACAAATCTGATGTCATCACCCCGGTGGGCGAGAAGCTTACCGCTGAGCAGTGGCTGGACCGTTACCAGTGGGGCCGCTACACCAAGATGATCGTGGGCGGCGGCATCATCAACGGCAGCGTCGCACTGGTCTTCGACGACGAGGTGGAGCGTTACCGCAAGGCGGGCTGCGATTTCAGTGCCTGCACCACCGACGAGGACTATCTGGCCGCCATCGAGGCGTTCGAGGATAACCCGCCCGTGGCAGACGCCGGCGTCTCCGACCAGACCCGCATTGCGGACGCTCTGGAAGACATGGTGGCGCTGAGCCTGCCGGACGCAGAATAAGAAAGGAGAACGAAGTTATGAGCAACAAGGAAAAGCTGACCGAACGCTGGACGCAGGGCCGCATCTCTGAGGCGATGCTGCGGGTGTATGTCCGCAAGGGCATCATCACCAAGGCGGATTTCGAGGAGATCTGCGGGAAGAAGTATTGAGTGGAGGGATAAGGATGTCGATTCGTGAATATTCCATGACCCGCGACTCCACCCGGCAGCTTTCGCCCAGCTTCCGCGTCCGCGAGTTCGCCTGCAAGGGCAGCGACGTTGTCCTTATCGACGACGAGCTGGTGGTGCTGCTGCAGTGCATCCGGGAGCACTTCGGTAAGCCGGTACATATCACCAGCGGCTACCGCACCGCCGCCCACAATGCCGCCGTCGGCGGCAGCAAGTCCAGCCAGCACCTGCTGGGTCGGGCGGCAGACTTCTACGTCGAAGGTGTAGACGTGGCCACTGTGGCCGCCTACGCCGAGACCCTGCTGCCCGGGCGGGGCGGCATCGGGCGCTACCCGAAGGACGCAAAGCACCCCACCCGCAAGACCGGCTGGGTGCACGTGGACACCCGCGCCAACAAGAGCCGTTGGAGTATGTGAGGGGGTGATTCCGATGGAGACCGTTCTGGCCGCCCTTATCACCGGGGCTGTGACTCTCATCGGCGTACTCATCGCCAACAGCCGCAGTCAGGCTGTCACAGACACCAAGCTTGAGGAGTTGACCCGCGAGGTGCGGGCGCACAACAACTTCGCCCAGCGCGTCCCCGTGCTGGAAGAGCAGATGAAGGTGGCAAACCACCGCATCGCGGATTTAGAAGCAAACGAACACGAAAGAGAAAGGATTTGACACCATGAACGCACATATCATCACCACCCGCACCGTCTCCGCTGCCACCATCGCCCGCACCGCTATGCTGGCTCTGGCCCTCATCAACCAGATCCTGAGCGCTCTGGGCAAGCCCGTGCTGCCCATCGAGAGCGCCCAGCTCGAGCAGCTCATCTCCACCGGCTTCACCACCGTGTCTGCGCTGGTCAACTGGTGGTTCAACAATTCCTTCACGCTGGCCGCACTGGCAGGCGATGAGGAGTATGAGCGCCGCAAGAATCAGGTTCACTGAATGAAAGGAGTAACCGAATATGAATGAGTTTACGAGAAGCCTGCTGTACGTCGCCCTGCTGGTCTGCGTCCCCATCGTGACCGCCTGCATCCAGAAAGGCATTGCCAGTTGCCGTTGATGCAATCAACGCCCAGACTCAGAACATCAAGGCGCAGCGGCTCGTCCGGGAAATCGGCGATGCCGTTGCCAATGCCGTGGCCGCGATGAACCAGAGATACGTCAACGACCTCAAAGCCGCCGGGACGTTCAATGAGGCGGAGCAGAAGGAAGCACTGATGCGGGCCGTGTCTGCTGCCCTGAAAAGCATGAGCAACGACGCGCAGGACTACATCAAGAGCAACTTCGGCGATACGACCCAGTACCTCGAAAATCGTATTGAGGCCCAGATCGACGCCAATCACGTCGCCGCCAAGCAGGCCGCTGCCCAGAATACGCTGAATCTGGGCTGAGTCAGCGCAAAGTCAGCGTAAAATGATAATCCCCCTGTACCATGACCCGTAAAGGGCTGGTGCAGGGGGATTTTTTGTTGGGGGTTGTAAAAAACAAGAAGATATGGTATAATTCTTGTTGAAGCCTCTAAAAAGAGAGAGACACCGTTCCAACTTGCACGTTGCGGTGTCTCTCTGTATCTGGCATTAGCCTATTTACTGTAAGCATTAAAACATTAGCGGAATAGCGGCCTACAACGTTTCCTGTTGACATTATACTAGAGGTTTCATTAAATGTCAAGCTTTCAGGGAATAAAAATGGCGTATTCCTTATAGGAAGGAGCCTTTTATGACTAATTATTCAGTCCCCACTCTCAGAAAATATGCGTATCTTGGAAATTTCAGCAGCTCCGTTCAGGAATTGGCCGATATGGCGCGTCCGGAACGTTGGAGCTACGCTGAAACACCCGGTACGCGGAAAAACATCATCTTAGAAAATTACGTCTACCATACGTTCAATCGTCTCCGGGCGCAGCAAAAAGCTAACCCCGAGCGCAATTACATATACGAAACGGACACGGAGATGTGCTTCAATACAGGTCTATTCACACCGAACTTTGAACCAATCTTTGTTCTGTTTGACAGAAACGACACTGAACGTCGGGCGAAATGGAAGCTCAGAGGATTTTATAAGGAATCCGCAGCAGAGCTTAGTCAGATTTCCCCCTTGCCGGAACGGGCAAGCTATTTTGACAGCATTTCGGATTTGATGTTTGACACCCGTCTCGAAATGCGTATCAATATCGACCACATTTTAGAAGACGAAAGGAATCGCAAGCGTATTCCAGAACAGTATAGGGATATGAGCAATCTCCCCATGTTGTTCCGGGCCGCATTGGATTACGCAAAAATTCGCGTAAAAGAAAACTATAAGGCGGCTGTGCCTCAGTATTATCACGGACGCATTCAGTTCTTGCTCCCTATTAGCTTGGGCGATCCTAAAAAGGTTGACTTATCGCTCGCAGTTGGTGCGCGTAATGGTGTTTACACAGGGCACACCTGTTTGACGCTGGATATGGCTTACAACAACGCTCGTCTCATCGCTAAGCCTGAAAGTGATTGGCTTATCGGCTCATAA